ACATGATCAAAAAGATTTTTGTGTGCAAGAATTACATTTTCTTTTGCAACCTCAAAACTTTTAAACCAATTATAAGTGTCCTCATGTGCTTTGAACATACGACTATGACAATAACTTGTTCCAATAACCCAAAGTTTAAAATCATTTTCCCATGTATCTTTATGGTAAGATGATTGTCCACTTGCGTCATTACGAGAACCAAAACCCAAATACTTATCAATGTTGCTTTCAGCATTATAATAAGTTGGATTTCGTTTTCCATAATCATCATTAAGTCTAACATCATAATCAGCGTCAAGACCTTTTGCTCTTAACTCATCACGATAATAAGAAGTTAAGAATTCTTTATTGGCTTTGAACTCAATGTGAACATCATCAAACTTTTCAACAGGATTTCCATTGTAGTCGGTGTCCATACGAGGTGTTTGGTTTTGAACATGAAAACAATTATCATGGTAGAGTTGTCCACCACTATCGCCATACTTATTATTCATGGCTCTAATTGTGTCTACATCTTCCTGTGGTTGATGAAATCTTACGAGATCATTTATTTTAACCTTTGCTTGTTCTCGCATTTGATTGTAGTTTGTTATTGCGTCTTGGTGTTGTTTTTTGTATTTTGAATTATCTTCAAAATGTTGCTGAAAAATATCAGCGATCACTTTACGCTTATCAGCGTTTAGTGTTTGTCTTTTTTGTTTTTCCATATTTATATTTCCTTTCATAAAACTCAAAACTATAAATCTTCTGGGGATCTGCACCTACAAAAGCAGATAGGATTAGACGGTGCCGTAGGGTGAAAAGGTAAGACTTTAACCTGTACCGCCGTCCTGATCCCTGGTCCTATTAGTGCTTCGGTCTATAGATCCGATTGTGTGAAGAGGACCTGGGATCAGTTTAGAATGATTTTAATTTGCAATGCAACCTGTGGTTGTGTGGATAACTGTAAAAAGTTTCAAGCCGCAAGCAACAAGCGCTTGACAGCTGGTGTAGGATAGTATAGGATGAATTTAGAAAGGATAAATTATGGATAATGAAATAAACGATAGATCAGTCAACCCGCTAATTAGAATAGCGGATGCCCTGGAAGAGGTCCTTAGGCTGGTGAAGGTTGATCAGGCTAAGACTGCAGAGCGTATGGAACAACACGTATATCAAAACCAAAAAGCAAATGATGATTAAATCTAAACGGGCAGGATCTGAGAGTGTTCAGATCCTGCTGCACCACTGGCGATGGCTGCAGGTTAACGGCTACAAGCAACAAGCCACAAGCTGCAAGCTTCAAGCGGCAAGCTTGACAAGAAAGAATTATAAGGTTATAGGAGTATATAGGAGAAAGAAATATGAAAGTAAAAGAAGCGAAAAAAATAGTTGAAGGATTTACACGTACAAGCAAGATGCCCGGACTGTCTTATAGCCTGCCAGCCTGGGAATGCAAAACAGGGTCCAAGCTCAGGAAGATTAAGGGCTCAGTCTGTTCAATGTGTTACGCTCTGAAGGGTAACTATACAAGATACCCGGCAATCAAAGCTGCACAGTATCGAAGACTGGAAGCAATGAAGTCACCGCTATGGGTGGATGCAATGATTGCTGTAATCAAAAGGCAGAAGTGGTTCCGCTGGCACGATGCCGGCGACGTCCAGGACCTGCAGCACCTGAATAACATATTTAAAATTTGTGAAGCAACACCGGACACCAAACACTGGCTGCCAACGCGTGAAGCGTGGATCAAGAACGAGCTGGACCGGGCACCTGCTAACCTGGTGATAAGGTTCAGTCCTCCAATGATGGGCCAGCGCAACGACACCTGGCCAAACTCTTCAATGGTTGTTGAGACTGGCGCGACCTGCCCAGCTCCAAGTCAGGGCGGCAAGTGTGGCGACTGTAGACAATGTTGGGACAGTGATGTAAAAGTAGTTTCATACGGTAAACACTAAAATGTTTAGACATCCAAAATATTATAAAGAATTACGCAAGCGTAATAGGGACTTATCGGAGCTTCAACAGGTAAAGCTGGAACGCTCAGTCCCACAATCGGATCAGGCCATTAGCTTAAGAGCTCACGACGGTGAGTGCGAGCGTGCGCCTGGTCCGGGCCTCAAGCAGCAAGCTATAGACGAAACAGTTCCACACAACGATATTGAAGAAGCTTCAAGCAACAAGCAGCAAGCTACAAGCCGCAAGCCTCAAGCTCCAAGCGACAAGCATCAAGCCCCAAGCGACAAGCCTCAAGCTTAAAGCCACAAGCTTCAAGCTCCAAGATTCTTGAACCACGGAAAAGTTTCACGGTGCCCTGACCAAGGTGCTGGATGCAGATAAAAGTATTCTTAGGATGTCTTATATGAAAGGCTATTTGATGTGGACTAAATTTAATTTTGTTACCTTTAGTAACCTTTAATTCTATTGTGAAAAAGTTGCCAGAATTATTATAGCCCAATAGATCGGGAGTGCCAAGTAAGCTATTGTTTTCAATTCTAATAAGCGAAATAGACTTAAAATTTCTTTTAAGTTTTTGGTAAAATTTAGCCTCTGGGCCCATAGTGTTTTCAAGGTAACTTCCGTATTCTATTCAGGTGTATTGGGAGCAATAATTAACTTTTGCTTTGTAGGTTTTAATACAACACGGATAGCACTTTGTCCAATTATATTTGATTCTTGCACTTCAATTCTTTTTACTTCTTCTAAATGACCATTAACTTCCATGTAGATAGAAGCATTAGAAACTGCGTTTCCTTTTTTACCATCAGTAAATTGATCTAAATATTCCTGTAGATGTTTGACAAACATTATTGACAATATAGGATAGTTACCTTAAAAAGTCAATCATGGGAGTTCCAAAAAGATTAACAGAAATGCAGATGAAGTTTGCAGAGTTTTTAGTTTTCGGTGATGAAGCAGGACCTTTGACACAAACAGAGGCAGCTTTGAGGGCAGGATACTCACCTAAACGTGCAAGACAAGAAGCATCTGAACTTACTAATCCAAGACTATCACCACTTGTTGTTAAGTATATTGGTGAACTAAAAGAAGAAAGAATTAGAAAACATGAAGTGACTTACGAAGGACACATTGCAGAGCTTGGTAGACTTAGAGAAGCTGCTTTGAAGAAAGGCTCTTTCTCTTCTGCTGTAAACGCTGAAGCAAATCGTGGAAAGGCAGCAGGACTATACATAGACAGAAAAATAATAAAAACTGGTAAATTAGAAGATATGTCAGAACAAGAATTAGAAGCAAAGATGAAACAAATTTTAAACGACTACTCACAAATTATAGATGTAACTCCATCTAGTGAATCTTCGTTATCTTCTTCACACAAGAAGTCGGAAAAACCGATCGTTCCGAAAACTGAATAGAACCATCATCATCAACATCGTAACCTGCAAAGATTCTTACAGTGTCTTTGTCTTTTGAAAACAACCAACCTTCACTTACAGGTGTTGCTAATTTCATATCTTTAAATTCTTTTACACTACCCCAACCGCCCTCAGTGATGATATCGATCCAGTCTATACGCACACGTTTGTATGGAAATCTGACCTCTTGTTTTACAAGTTTGGGTTTGTTGTAACTATTTATTCGTCTAGATTTTTTTCTTGGCATATTTATTTTTTACTCTTTCGACACCTAAATGACAATTTATTTTTTTGTTGCGTTAAAAATTAAAAAAAGTTGTAAGGTGTCGCAAAACCCTAAAATTGAGCTATAAGCGTTGGTACATATGAATAGTAGCTTCGACACCCCCCCCGTCGCAAGGGTATCGCAAGGGTATCGCAAGTGTCGACATTTTGCCTTAATCTTGCCATAGTTGTACACTTCTGACGCAGTTTGGACCAAAGTTCGACACCTTTGCGACACCCTGCCGACACCCTGCCGACACCCCTGCGATACTTCATTATCCTGGATAATATACATGATAATCCTATATTTATATCAGTATTGTTGACCTATAATATGGTCTTGTCTGCCTTATTTTGGTCATAATGTAGCTCCATTACTGCCAACTTATCTTCTGCCTCTGCCATAATAGATAACAGCTTATCTACCTCTGTTGTAATATCTGGATGCTCCGGGATCACTAATTCATGTTGATTGTAACATTCTATCTTATACAAAGCATCAGCTATCTCTGCTTCATATCTTGCTACCATTACTTTTCTAAGTTTGTCATTCATTTCCATCTCCTCATTATAATTGTGCCATCTTTCTTTTTATATAACTTCCATGATTTCTGTCCGTCAAAATAATATCCATCTAGTGTCATTTAAAGTCCTCTTCTTTCATTGGTTCTTTCGTTTGTTTTTCGCTAAACACTAGCTCATGATACATGTCTAATCGTTTAAGAAATCTGTGCTTCCAGGTCCGTAGTTCGTGGTCCGTGATCCTAAATTCTTGGTAATATAAGTCAGGCGTGCATACCATGATAACTCCTTGCCTGATCTGACTCTTGTAGACGTAATCGTGGGCCATGGCGTATGCTGCGATTTGCAGATAATAATCTTCGATCCATTCTTTCTTCTTCGGACGGTTAGCTTGCTTGAAGTCAACAACAGTTTCAATACCGTTGTGTAAACAGACCAAGTCTGTTTGACCTGCGTACAGGCCCGGGTAATGTAACGTAACCTCCGAACCGTAATATTCGTCCACTGGTGCAAGACCCACTTCCATAATTTTTTCGGCCATGGGCTTCGCCGCTTGTCCGAGCTCTGTAAGATCATCGTAGCCAACATCGGTAATAAATGACTCGAGGTATTTGTGCATGCTAGTCCCTCGCTTACTAGATAGATTCTTGATACGTTCTGCTTCTTGTTCTCCAACTTTGGCCTTCCATTCTTTTAAAAATTCTTGATTTTTCGTGGCACCCAATATCGTAGTTACACTAGGAAGTCTATAAGAATTTATCTCGTACACCCTTTTTCCTGTTCCAGGGTCCGTGATCTGTTTGCCTTCGTGATAGTTATATCTATCGCTCTTCTTCATAACCATATCCTTCTTTTCTATTCTTATATAATTTATTCCAGGACCAACAATGAAGGGCACTAGAATAATGATATATTCTTTCTAATATATATTTAATTATTTTTCTCATGTGTAATTATCCATCGTAAAGCTGATGTAGTTGGATCAAAGCTATCAAACTTCGAACTACACCCTGTTAGCAATATAAAACTAATTATTATTATTCTTATCATCTATTACAAATTTATTTATTACATACCAAACTATAAGAGCACCTATAATCAAGGCACCCATACCATAGAAAAACATACCTATTCCAAAGGAGGCACTCATTCTAAACTCATTGCTTGTTTATATTGTTCTATACTTACCACATTACCATCAAAGATATGTGGGTCGTAATGATCTATAATCTGTTCTACCTTATGTAGTTTGGTTTTAGACCAAGGCCAAATCAATCTACATATTTGATAGGCGTCTCGAAATGTACAACGCCATTTGTATTGCATTAAATATTTAGTTCCATCTTTACGTAAACCTTTTCTAGGTTTTCTAACAACAGTTCCAACACCT